AGCAGCTTTGGCGTCGTTAGCCTCCAGCATCCGGCCCACCACACCGGAAAGCATGATGGTCTTTCCCGCGCCGGTCGGCGCGACACCGAGGGTGTTGCCATGCGCATCGAGCGCACTGATGCTGCGATCAACAAAGGTCTTTTGGCGAGGACGAAGTAACATCGGACGGGCCTCCTACTGAGCCCAAGAAGGGCGGTTCGGCGTCGCGGTTGGCTGGGTTGATGTAGCTTGCCCCGTCGCTTGAGCCGGAGCTTGGCCGGTTGCAGTTACTAAGCCACCACCGGGCTTCCACGATCCGCCGGATTGCACATAGGCGTCCCAATCCTTCTGGTTGGGCGTGATCGCAAACTTGATCTCGTTCTTTGGATCACCATTGGCGTCTTTGCCGACATCAATCTTGGCCAGGAACTCAATGCCGTCGAGATCAGCAAAACCCTGAATACGCCTAGCCGTCTGGGCTTGGGGCGAGTTGTCTTTGTCTGACAGGCCGCGTGCCGAGTTGAGGACGCCGCGAACAAATGAGCGGCCCATGTTGCCCCATTCAGGGCCCTTGAGGCTCAGCAGGCCAATCAGGCTCCAGACCTTACGCTTGGCAAACGGTCCTTCGGTGATGATGAACTCGGCATTGAGATAAACCGAGCCAGAGGTCTCGTTGCGTGTGGCGTAACCACAAGTCCACCCTTGAGATGGGTCATCGTATCCACCGGGTTTGAGGGTCATGCGGACAGGCACGACGGTGCCTTTCGGCATCAGGTCGTAAGATGTTTGTGACTCGGCGTCGTTAAAGTCGTTCCAAGATCCAGTCATGATCAGGATGCTCCTTCGTCTTGTTGTGGTGCGGGGGTGGTGGCAGCGGGCTTAGTGTCCGCGTCAGGAGGAATTGGGCGGCCAAACTCCAAGCGCTCGCTTGCTGGTTTTACGGGGCCGCTGATCTTCTCCATCAAACGGCCAAGATGAGGCTCTTCAATTTGGTCAAGACGACCGCTGCGGTCTTTGGCGGGATAGCCAGATGGATTCAGGGTCTGGCAGACAAAAGCCCGGAAAGGATCGCTGCCGTCCTGGCTGATCTCCGCCATCGCGATGACTTCATCGACGATGCCAGGCAGCTCGTTACCGGTCTTGGAGCCGTCGATCTGGGGTAGGAAAACCCGCCGATTGAAGTCGTCGATCTTCTCGTCGAGGATACCGACGAACCAGACATTCTTGCCCCGGGTATGCTGCAGGTGGGTGAGCCAGGCGATCATTTCCTGGCCGTGCAGACCATAGGCACCACGCATGTCAGGTTTACCGGTGCGTTCGGAGAACGCTTGCGGCTGGCCTTTGCACCACTGGAAACACAAACGTCCCGCCACCGTGATGCTGTCGATGAACAGCGTCTGGTATTTATCCAGCGCGGAGGCATCACCAAACTGCTCACAGACCGCGTCGAAATGGGCTTGGCTATAAACCTGATCTTCGCGGAGTGCTGGATTAGGTCCACCGATAAACACGGCAAGATCCCGGCATTCAGCCCAAGTACGCGGGCGTATGGTGTCGCCAGGCCAGCCTTCGATTGCGAGATCTCCCGCTTCCAAATCCAGGAACAGGGTTGTGGATGCATCAAGGGTCCAAAGCAGAGAGGTTTTGCCAATGCCGGATTTGCCGAAGATGCAGCCTTTGATGCCACGGCGTTCGGCAAGACGCTGGTCAGCCGTGATGATGGGGAGCGTGCTCATTGGCCGTCCTCCCCGAGGATCAGCTTGAACGTCTCCTTGCCGGTGCGAACCGTACGGGCTTGTTTAAACGCCGACTGAATGTGGCTTGGCCAGGCACCGTATTTGCGCTCAGTGACTTTGAACGAGATGTCCACGTATTCGCAGGGATCTTCGCCATCAGTTTTTATGCGCTCGACCAGGTCCGCCAGCATGGGCTGATCCCAGTCGACACGTTTGGGGAGATCTGCCACGACGGTGACGTCGCCATCCTGAAATCGGGCGGCACCCGTGTCTTTGCCTTCATCGCGACGATGGCTTGCCGCACGTTCAGAGAATTTGCGAGCAATCGCACCATCAAGCCATTCTTTGGCTGATTTAGCTGAGCGTAATGCCGCGTCTGCGTCTTGGACTAAGTGAGCCAAGGTGTCCGCTGGCAAGGCGACAACCTCGCCAACTGGCATCTGAACGATCTCGTCCAGACGTGGGGTATTATTAGGGTAAGCCATTAAGCTGCCTCCTCTGTCATGAGTGTTGAAAAGTTGATGGATTGGCCTTCTGGGCAGGGCCTGACGATGGCGAGGTAGCGAAACGACGCCTCGCCTAAGCGCTGCTGCACCAGGTGCAAGAAGCCTCGTTCGGAAAGCTCATGCGCCCGTTCCGCTATCATGTCCAATTTGGTTTGATTGGGGGACGGCACTTGAGGCTCGGGGCATCCTCGATCTAGGCACAGAAAACCGCGATGGTATTCGAGTGCATCGCCTGGCTTAGCTTGAGCGACCCAAGCGCAAAAGCTGGTCTCATCCAATTTTTGCAAATGGAACGGAGATGCCTGGCCTCGCCAAATGGGGATCGGATCCGTCATCGTGCCCCCACAACATTCAAGTAAGGTAGGGCTGTCGATGTGGCGCCTTGGGTGTTCTTGAGCTGCTGTTGTTCGAAGACCTCAATGTCCTCAAGGCGGTAAACAACACGGCCTCCGATCTTGAGATACGGTGGGCCAATCTTCTCCCAGCGCCACCGCTCAAGGGTGCGCGGGCTGAGATTCCAGCGATCGGCTAAGTGAACTTGGTGTAGGTGCTTGGTGGTCATCGCTGCCCCCTTCGTTGAATTGAACGTGGGGCTATGATGACCAGCGACAGGTCCGTTGTCGTCGGGACCAGAAGTGGATCGTTAGGGGATTAGAGAGGATGAATCAGGGGGATTAGGGGGGATATTCTAGGGGATTTAAGGGGGACGTAAGTCCGAAAGGCCCCACAAACGCTCTTGTTTAGTGGGGGACCTAAGAGAACTGGATATTCAGGCGATATTTTCCGCGCTTGTCGGACTGGATCAGTTTGCGCCATTCGGGTTGGCGCTTGAACAGATCAGAGATCCGGGTGCATTTAGAGCCTGCGTCTGCCAGGACCCGTTGGCCATGCAGCCAGGGAAACTCCGTCGCCGCCGCGTCATAAAGAATTTTGACAACCTGGGCTTGGATGGGGCCAAGGGTGTACGTGATGTCCCCCATCGTCACCTCAGCAAAGTTATTCTTATGCTCAAAAGTTGTCGCCGTTGATCGCGAAACACCACCAAGACCATGCTTCAACGCCGCACGGTCTCGTTCTTCGCGTCGAACAACAAGCTCATCTTTCTTAACAAGAACCCCACCGTCCGGGTGCATGACGGAGGTGTAGCCCTGATAAGGGCCATCAAAGCTGTCTATCTTCAACTGCCCTTCATGGAACAGCCGATAGACATCATGCTTGCGCAAATCCTGAAGACCTTCGAACCAGATACGTTCCTCGGGGATGCTGAACCATTCTCCATCTTCGGTTTCTTCAATGGAGCCGTTTTCGACTTGGATGCCATACAAGCGGACGGACACCTTCAAAAGGCCGTTTTCTGCCAGATAGACAAGGTCGCGGTGTGGGATCCCCCATTGGCTCTCAATCTCCTCTAAGGAGAAGTAATCTTTTTCTATGCCCGCCATAGCGCATCCCAACGACCGTCAATGTTCCCTAAATGTTTTATATCCTTGACGCAGATGAATCAATCCTTTTTAATCCACATATTCCACAGACAGGGGATAACCCGATGAAATACACCATGGCAGACAGGTTAAAAGCTCGCTCACGGCAGCTTGGCTTGAATGCTGGTCAAATTGCTGAGCTGGCAGATATCAACAGGTCGTTTGTCTACGACATCATGCGCGGCAAGTCAGAAAACCCAAATCTCACCAAACTCGATTCGGTTGCAGCGGTTTTGAAGGTTGATCGTAACTGGTTGCTTCACGGGCTTGGGGATATTGAAGGCGAATCACCGATCATCGTCGATCCCTCAGAAGCTTTTATTTCTATTCCTTCCGTTGAAGTCACAGCTTCCATGGGTGGCGGCAACGTCGTCGATGAAGTAGAGAATGGTAAGCCCTATCATTTTCAGCGCGAATGGATTCTTCATGATCTAAAGGCAGACCCGTCGCAGCTCAGGATCATGCATGTCGAAGGCGATAGCATGATGCCGACCCTACATTCTGGGGATGTTGTGTTGGTTGATCTGGCGCGCAGGTCGCCGACGCCACCTGGCATCTTCGTCCTATTCGATGGTTCGCGCGGGAGATTTAATATTGAAAAGCATAGCGAGGCTGCACCACGAGGTTTTTTGGCTCAATCCTGCAAAATGGGTTGGGACGATTTCTGGTGTGGGCGGGGCAGTTTTGGTGGCGCTCAATATTGATATCTCT